GTATGTGCTTAAGACATTATTTACAAAAGAAGATATTACTTTCGATGATTTGTGCGAAACAAAGTCTGTGACTTCGGCTTTATATTTAGATATGAACGAAGGTATGCCAGATGTGTCTGAGCAAGAAAAGAAAGTAGCATTCGCGGTCAAGAAAGCAAAGGAGTTTGGAATTAATATCGATATCACTGAACCAACAGGAGATAGGGAGCTTGATCTGTTGCTTGAGGAAATTTCTCAGGGCCACAACTATCGCTTTATTGGAAAGGTGGGTAGATTCTGTCCAATAAAGGACGGATTTGGTGGTGGAATAATGCTTAGAGAAACCAACAACAAAAAAACTGGAGAAAAGGGATATGCTGCAGCTACTGGATCTAAGGGATATCGATGGCTTGAGTCGGAGATGGTTCAAGAATTGAAGAAGGAAGAGTATATTGATCGAGGTTATTACGATGCTCTGGTCAATGACGCCGTTGAAACAATAGCAGCATATGGCGATTTTGAATGGTTCACTTCGGATGATCCGTATGTTGGTCCTGAAATTAAAGACGGTATGCCAGTATATTCGGATGAAATACCGTGGAATAAAAACTAAATTAAACTATATTTTAAATAAAAGGAGATAATATCATGGCTTACGTAAAAAATAATATATCAATCGAAAACGCTCGAATTCTATTTCGTAATTTCTCGGGAAGTGAGGGGAAGTATAATCGTCCGGGTGATAGAAACTTTAATGTTGTTATTGATGATGAGCAGTATGCAAACCGATTAAAAGACGACGGCTGGAATATAAAAACGCTCCCGTTAAGAGACGATGACGATGATCCTACATATATCATGAAAGTATCAGTGAGCTATGCCCATATTCCACCAAAAGTAATTATGATCACGGGTAAAAATAGGGTTACTTTGGATGAGGAATCAATTGCTGCTTTGGATTATGCTGAGATTGATAATGTGGATTTAATTATACGACCATACAATTGGGAAGTAAACGGAAAAACCGGAATTACAGGATATTTAAAAACCATGTATATAACTATCATCGAAGATGAATTTGCGGCTAAGTATGCAGAGGAAGAATATCCTGAGGAAGCACCATTTAAATAGTAGTATTTTGGGGAGAACCGGCCATGTATAACCAGTTCTCCTATTTTGCTGAAAGGGGAAGACAATGAAATTTAATTTTTGGAAACGAAAATCGGAATCAATAATCGAGAGTTCGACATGTGTTAGGTGTGTCCATTATCGGCCCACACACTGTCCCTATGCGAGTAGATGCTTAACAGTACCTGGGAAACCATATTGTAAACCAAAAGAAACACACGATATATCGTTTCGGAATGCAGATAAACAAAAAGTAAAACAAAGTCCGATGGTCGAAAAGAAAGACCTCAAATCTGATTTTTTAAAGATATTTAAACAACTTACGAATCGGCATGGGACTTGGAGTATTTGGAGCGATGCTATCTGCATGTTTGCATATTCGATATCAAATGCTGTAGACAAGTCTAACTATGATAAACGTGAAGCTCAATATATGAATATCATTAAAAAATACAACAAAAAAGAGCGAGATCTCTTCCAAGAGCTGCTATCGATAATTGTGATGGCGTTGGAAGAGAATCCGGAACAGGATTTTTTAGGGTCTATATTTATGGAATTGGGTATAAGTAATTCAAATCTTGGTCAGGTTTTCACTCCATACAGCGTGTGTAGATTAATGTCTGAAGTATCGCTTAGTAATATTAGGGCCGAGATTAAAGACAACGATTGTATTACTATTGCTGATTTCACTTGTGGGTCAGGGGCAACTTTAATTTCAAGCATAAATGTTGCAAAGGAAGAATTAATGAAGGATGGCCTTAATTATCAAAAGCACATACTTGTTGCGGCACGGGATATCGATTATACGGCGGCACTAATGTGCTATATTCAGTTATCGCTTCTTGGAGTAGCTGCATATATCAAGGTCGGAGATTCGATATCTGAGCCGATGACGAAAAACGATTCAATCGATAGTTACTGGTTTACACCGGTATATATTTTGGATGGTTGGAAATATCGGAGGATGGGGTTAAATAATGGCTATTAAGCTATATGATCATCAAATTGATACTGTTCAACGTATGAAAAACGGCGGAATATTATGCGGAGGAGTCGGGTCTGGTAAATCAATAACGGCTCTTTCATATTACTATGTTCAGCAAGGTGGTGAGCCATCGTCATTGACTGGTAAGCGATACATACGTATGAAAAAATCACCTAAGGATTTGTACATCATAACTACGGCACACAAGCGTGATACATTAGAATGGGAGGGTGAGCTTTCGCCCTTCCTTCTTTCAACTCACTCAGATATTAATGCTTATAAAAATAAAGTGGTTATCGATTCGTGGAATAACATTAGTAAGTATGCGGGGATTACAAATGCCTTTTTTATATTTGACGAGCAGAGAGTTGTAGGTTCCGGTGTGTGGGTAAAATCTTTTATTAAAATCGCCAAAGTAAATGATTGGATATTATTATCGGCTACCCCCGGTGACACTTGGGACGATTATATTCCAGTGTTTATAGCAAATGGTTTTTATAAAAACCGGACCGAATTTAATAATGAGCACGTTATATATAGTAGGTTCTGTAAATTTCCTAAAGTCGATAGATATGTAAATATCAGACGACTAACAAGATTGCGGGATTCGATTCTTATTGATATGGATTTCGAACGTTCAACAAAGGCTAATCATATCGATTTAACTGTACAATATGATATTTCAACATACAAAGATATGACACGTAATCGATGGAATATTTGGAACGATCAACCAATTAAAAACGCTGGTGAGCTGTGTTATTCTTTACGAAAAATCGTAAACTCTGATGAATCTCGTGGTGTAGCCATATTAAACATTATTGAAAATAAACCGAGAGTAATTATATTTTATAACTTCGACTACGAATTGGATATTCTCAAAAATCTACCATATAAAAAGGGGATTGAGATCTCCGAATGGAACGGGCATAAGCATCAGCCAATTCCTGAGTCAGATAGTTGGGTATATCTCGTACAGTACACAGCCGGCTGTGAAGGCTGGAATTGTATTAAAACTGATACGATTATATTCTATTCACAAAATTACTCATATAGGGTTATGATTCAAGCTAGCGGTCGAATAGATCGACTAAATACACCATTCAAAGATTTATATTATTATCATTTGAAATCGCGTGCGGGGATAGATTTGGCTATTAGTCGAACATTAAAAAATAAAAAGAAATTCAACGCATATAGATTTATTGAGCATTCGAGAAAAGAAAAGGAGAAAAATTAAAATGAAGAATTGGAAAGAAATCGGAATTAATAATGATTTTTGTATAGGTATAAATGATCAGGAGCTCAATGTGCATCAAATCCCAAAAAGATGTAAGTATACGATAAAGAAAGTAATAGGATAAGGAGGCGTAAAGTATGAGTAGACAGTATGATGATTATTTAGGGGAACATAAAGCCAATGTTAGGATAGCATTTGACTGGTTGAAAGAGCATTGTTCTGAATTAATACATCATTTGGCAGGAGATTCGGATCTGGAAAATATTATAGCCGAGCATGATAAAAGCAAAACAAATCTCGACGAATTTTTAGCATATGATGCTTATTTCTACGGAAACAACAAATCATATTCGGTGGTTAACGACTTTAACAATGCATGGTTATTACACATTCATAGAAATCCTCATCATTGGCAGCATTGGGTATTAATGAATGATGACCCAAAAGAAGGTATTGTTGCTGTAGATATGCCAAATCATTATATTATAGAAATGATTTGCGATTGGTGGTCTTTTTCTTGGAGGAATGATAATTTGTTCAGTATTTTTGACTGGTACGAGGAGCATTCGGAATATATGAAACTCAGTGAAAAAACTCGCAGAACAGTTGAGTATATTTTGGATATGATGAAGCTATCTTTAGAAAGGGAACGGGGAACCAAATGAAAAACGATTTTAAAACTTGGATGACGGATCATCGGCCAGAAGACAATATGCTATGGAGAAATTCATTCTACCATTTCTGTTATGTTTGGAATGGTGATATCTTTCCTTTGTTTAATTATGATGATGCATCCATTGATGTAATCGGTAGACATTATAGTAAAAGTATTGAGAATCCGGTTGTAAAAATTACATATAAGGGTGTTGAAATTGTTTTTAGGTATAATTTTTATGATTACGAAATCGCAGTAGTAGCCGATAGTGATATATGTTTACCAATGGATCAGTTGTTTTATTCTGAGAATGGTAGTTTTTACTTTCAGGGGTTTCCAGAAGAATATCAACTAATCGAGAGATATGAAACAAATAAAAGTAAATTTATGGCAGGATTGGGTGGTCATAATCATTTCTTTGCATTTATGTTTTTATTAAGAAATGAAATTGATCGTATAAAAGGAGACGGATTATGAGTAATAAAATAATAGCTGTAGATTTTGATGGCACTCTATGCGAGGATAAGTGGCCTACCATTGGTGATCCGAATTTAGATTTGATTCGATATTTGATTGATCAGCAAAAATCTGGAGCTAGACTCATATTGAGGAGGCTATCTGTTGGTGCCGATTGTTTGGTTTGGCGTTTAATGCTGTTAATGAAAATCTTCCGGAAACAATTCATAAATATGGTACAGATCCAAGAAAGATATTTGCCGATGTGTATATTGATGATAGGTCATGGGTTGGGGTATAAAAGAATGATATTTTCTGACCACTTTTGTTTTGAAATCTGGTCACGTGACCACTTTTGAACGAAAATGTCTTAGATTTGATGAGTTTCTATGGAGGTTTCTACTTGGTTTTTTGGTCATTTGACCACTTTCTGACCACTTTTGAAAGTGAAAATGGTCAGGAAAAACCTAGTAAAATCAAGGGTTTGCGGGCTTTTTGACCACTTGACCACTTTTTTTCTATTTAAATGTGAAAATAAAAATTAAATATATATATATAAATAGCGTAAAAAGTGGTCAAGTGGTCAATCTGGAAAAAATGTATATTTTCGTCTTGGATTTATTCGATAATTAAAGTATAATACAATCAATATATTTCGGAGGATAACGACTGTGAAAGCTAAAAAGATTATTTTATTATTTATGATGATATTTGTGATGATTCTAAATATGACAGCATGTGGTAAACCAGTGGATCGCACAGGACAAGCAAAAACCCCTTCTGGGTCGAGTGATCAAAAAGGAAAAAATTATACTGAGGTTATTGGTGATTTTGAAAAAGAAGGATTTACAAATATTCAAACGGAAATCATTGACGATCTAATTCTAGGCTGGTTGGTTAAAGACGGAGCTGTTGAATCGGTATCTGTTGGTGGTGATGTAGATTACTCTTCGTACACCTGACATCCAAACGATGTGGAAGTGATAATTACATATCACACATTCGTACAGACATCTTCGTCAGAGTCGGCCGAGACAAATAGTGAAATAGATGTCAATCAATTAGAAGAGTCCGAGATTCAAACAGAAACAACAATTGATCAAGTCGAAGATAGCATCACGGAAACAACTATTACCATCGAAAATAATGATGATTTTGCAGCGATTCTATTGACTAAAGATGAATTTGACCCGATCATAAGAAAATTTGCACAGGATTACAAAAATCAAACAATAGAGTTCGATGCTTGTATAGTATATCTTACAAACAGTGGGAGTTATGATACCCGATATGATATTCTAATTAACGCTGGTGATTATGTGGATGCCGATACGGTTAATCCGGGTCCATATTTTAAATTTGCAGATGTTAATACTTTTAATATGGGAATCGAGGATCTATTTTTGCCATCGTATATGAGCAATGGACAAAACATTCATGTCGTTGCGGAAATATCCAAATATGATTCTAATTCGGGATTATTTATTTTAGAACCAATATCTATTAAAAGCAGATAGTCCCCATTCACAATAATGCGTACATTTTACAAGCTCTATTATGGAGAAAGGAGAATTTAAAGAGCTCTTTTTATCTCTTGACTTACTACAGAAAGCAGGACTATAATTATACAAATGCTTTCTATACAAAAGGAGATAATGAGATGAGTTTTTTTAAGAAAAAAGAAAATGATGAATATGATGCCATTTATGGATTTGAGTTTGATTATGCTAAAAAACGTATAGGAAAATCCAGGCCAATACATTCGAACGAAATTAATACAACTAAATGTAATTCTGACTCGATGCTAATAAACTGCCAATCATGTGGCGTTTATATGGATTATGAAAGTGGTATTAACGGCATGTTTGATAGTTGGTGGATATGTCCGGTATGTGGAAGCAAGGTAAAGGAGCAAACCGCATATAATCAATTGGATAGAGAAAATACAGATTGGATTAATAATACTAATTATATTGATGATAGTCCTGAATATTGTAAAATATGTGGAGGTCCATGGCCCGATTGTCAGACCAGTTGTAAATTATTTGATGAATAAAAAACTCAATTTAAAAGTCTATGCTCGAACAGCATGGGCTTTTATTTTTTGTATTGTTTACTTCGCGAAAAAAACATGCTCTTTTATGAAGAGAGAGGAATAAAACAGCCATTTTTAGAAATGACATCCTCTTTTACATTTTGACCGTATAGTGGAAAGGGAAATATATAAATGCTTGAGAGTGTTTTTAAAGCTAAATTAAAAAAAGAAATCGAAAGTTTATTTCCAGGATGTATAGTTGTTCATTTGGATCCTAACGAAATTCAAGGAATACCTGACCTTATTATTTTATATGGATCTAAATGGGCAGCGTTAGAAGGTAAACAAGCAAGATCGGCCCATATACAACCGAATCAGAGATACTATGTGGATTTGATGAACAATATGTCTTTCGCGGCGTTCATTTGCCCTGAGAATAAAGAGGAGATATTATATGAACTTCAACAATCATTCGAAACTTGAGGGCTTACATGCTTTCTTAGGTGCCAGCAATTATCACTGGTTAAGATATGACGAAAACAAATTAGTTGAAACCTATTCAAGATCGCTTGCAAAACAAAAAGGTACTGATATTCATAATTTAGCGGCTCAATGTATACAACTCGGACAAAAATTACCCAAAACGAACAAAACATTAAATATGTATGTAAATGATGCTATAGGGTTTAAAATGAAACCCGAACAAATTCTTTTTTATTCGCCCAATTGTTTTGGTACTGCTGATGCCATAGCATTTCGAAAAAATTTACTCAGATTACATGATTTAAAAACAGGAGCCACGCCGGCTCATATGGAGCAGTTAGAAATTTATGCTGCTCTTTTTTGTTTAGAGTATGGGATAAAGCCAGGTGATATTGATATCGAATTGCGATTATACCAAAACGATGAAGTTGATATCCGAAGTGCGACAGCTGAAGATATTTTACCAATCATGGATAAAATAATTACATTTGATAAGATTATAAATAATATTAAAGAATTGGAGGTATAGTCATGAATCCCATAGCAAAGGACATACTGATGCATTATGGAGTGGCTAAACGTTCGGGGCGTTATCCATGGGGATCCGGCGACAATCCATACCAGCACAGCGGTGATTTTTTAAGCCGTATTAATGAACTTAAGAAAAGTGGTCTTAGTGATACAGAAATAGCAAAAGCAATGGGAATAACAACAACCCAATTTCGTGTTCAGAAATCATTAGCTAATAGCGAACGGCGATCGGTTCAAGTAGCAACTGCTAAATCATTGAGAGAAAAAGGTTACAGCCTTAATGAAATTGCTGAAAAAATGGGATTTAAAAACGACTCATCAGTAAGAACACTACTTAACGAACATTCTGAAAATCGTATGAATCAAGCACAGAAAACGGCAGAGTTCTTAAAAAAACAAATTGAAGAAAAAGGCATTATTGATGTTGGTGTTGGGGTTGAACGAGAACTTGGTATATCTAAAGAAAAACTAAAAGAAGCACTTTATATTTTAGAAATGGAAGGATATCCAGTATATGGGGCTGGGGTATCGCAAGCTACTAATCCTGGAAAGCAGACCACAGTTAAAGTTATTGGACCACCAGGAACAGATTATAAAGATGTTTATGAGTTCGAAAATATCCATTCCGTTGGAAATTATATATCGTATGATGGTGGCGATACATTTAAAAAGGGTTTTGAGTACCCATCGAGTTTAGATATTGATCGGGTTCAAATACGATATGCTGAAGATGGCGGGGCACAAAAAGATGGAGTTATCGAATTACGAAGAAATGTGGACGATATCAGTTTAGGTAATTCTACATATGCACAAGTTCGAATATTGGTTGATAACGATCGCTATATGAAGGGAATGGCTATATATTCTGATGATATGCCAGATGGTGTAGATGTTATATTTAACACCAATAAAACAAAAGATGTAGATAAACGAGAAGTGCTCAAACCGATAAAAGACGATCCAGATAATCCGTTTGGATCGCTTATAAAAGAGCATGGTGGTCAGAGTTATTATATTGATAAGAATGGAAAAGAAAAACTATCAGTTATAAATAAGAGAGCAGAAGAAGGTGATTGGGGTGATTGGAGTGATCATCTACCATCACAATTCCTTGCAAAACAAAGTATGTCCCTTATCAATAAACAATTGAAATTATCCATCGATGATCGCACCGCAGAGCTTGATGAAATATTATCGCTTACAAATCCAACAGTCAAAAAGGCGATGCTAAAAACATTTGCAGACGATTGTGACGCAGCATCAATTCATCTGAAAGCAGCAGCACTACCTCGTCAGAAATATCAAGTGTTATTACCGATTAATACCCTGAAAGAAAATGAAGTATATGCCCCGAATTATCGGAATGGGGAACAGATTGCCCTCATCAGGTATCCGCATGGGGGGACATTTGAGATACCAATCCTTACAGTTAATAACAAAAATCCAGAAGCCAAACGAATATTGGGGAACGCTCTTGATGTGTTTGGTATTAATAGTAAGGTTGCCGATCGATTATCTGGTGCCGATTTTGATGGTGATACTGCTATGGGTATCCCCACCGGGAATAAGGTGAAAATCACTTCCACATCGGCATTGAAAGGTCTTGAGGGATTCGATCCTAAAATGCAATACCCAGCAGTGCCTGGTATGAAACCCATGAAAAACACCCAAACGGAAATGGGTAAAATATCCAATCTCATAACTGATATGACACTAAAAGGAGCTACACAGGATGAGTTAGCCAGAGCTGTTCGGCACAGCATGGTTGTTATTGATGCTGAAAAACATAAGTTGAATTATAGACAGAGTGCCTTGGATAATGGTATTTCTGCCTTGAAAAAACGA